CCTCAAGGGACACCTCAAGTTACACCTCAAGGGACACCTCAAGGGACACCTCAAGTTACACCTCAAGGGACACCTCAAGGGACACCTCAAGAGGCCCACACACACACACATAAGGTAGACACAATGTTAGCACAATGATGACATGAGGGAATAGGGTTAGACATAGGTGAGACACATTACTTTTATAGCACTGGTGTAGGTGAATAAAGATGGATGAAAGTGGGTATAGACATAATTGGTAATAGACAGGATTGAAGATGATGATGATGATAGACAAGTTGGTAGGGTAGACAAGTTGCTTGAATTGCCGGGAATGGGATAGACAGGATTGGTGGATGTTGATAGGTGGTAATTCATTTATGTCTGTTCCCTTTTCATAGTACTCGGTTAGGTAGGAGGTGATAGAGGGAGATGTCCACTTTTCATAGTACTGGTGTAGGTGGATATTGGTAATTGGTCATGGATGAGGGTCATCTGTCTATTCACACCTGTATTCTCACCCTCAGTTGTCCTACTTTTTACACCACTCGACCTAGAGCACACCTCATGCTGACCTTATGTTAACCTTAAGTTGGAGACCTCATGAGAACCTTCGGGAGACTCAAGGTAGACCTAAGGTTATACCTTATGTTAGACCTTATGTTTACCTTATGTATACCTTATATTATCCCCCCCCCCTGGTAATGTGGGTTTTATTACCCCTTTTTTCATAAACCAGTAGTATATTTACTAATACACGACGAAAAATCACCCCAAAATCCGACACAAAATCATTGAACTTTTCAGAAAATTATTGAACTTTTTCTCAAACCACCATCACTATTCACCATTTCCAATACCTGTCGAATTTTGTCCGTTTTAAGCCCCGATTTTTTGAAAGATGACCTATGACCCATCTTTTGTCTGAAAACGCCTGAGAGACCCCTTTACGGCCCAAATAACACTATACCCAGCTGATTCCCTCCAGCACACCTACACCGTTATCGACGTCTGTGGACATGAAACAACCGACCTTCGTAGTCCGGGAATTGTAGATGGAAGTGTAGGCATCCATCAACCACTGCTCGTTCTTTGATTCGATGGCTTTGTTGGCATCCACGTTCATGATGTCGACCAGATAGCCGACTCCGATTGCCAAGGCATCCAGACGGTCATCGTGTACAAGTGCACCACGCTCAGCAGTCAGACGGGTCATCTGGTAAAAGCAGGAGTACTTGTAGTCACCCTCAGATACACTGTCGAAGTCCCTGCGGATGGCATCGGTATGGACAATGAGTCTGTGGTTGGACATAACGGGCTCAAGGGTGTCGATGATGCGCACCTCCTTTTGTCCCTTTGATTTGACCTCGGTCAGGGTAGCCCGATGGTGTTTGAACAAGACAGGCTCGAACAGTTTGAGGTACATCCCGTCACCAAAGTTACCTTCAATCACGACCTCATTCACCTTCCATTGTTTGGCGAGACGTGCAAGTTTTGTCAGTGTCTCATCGGAGTACCCCCCCTTTAGGCCACCCACTTCCATGACATAGATGTACCCATTCAGATAATAGAGGATGGTGTATCCTGTTTCGTCCTGTCCACGACCACTGGGGTCTATGACCAGCAGTTTCAGTCCATATGGGGCAACCTCAGGGCTGACACTATGATGACCGAAGTACCTGTCACCTTTCAGGCCCAACACGGGGGCATCGTCGTTACTGATGGTCTTGGACGGGTCTGGCATCCATTCGATGGACATGGGGCCCTTCTCGAAGCTATAGCGTCCCACTATGAGATCACGGAGCTTGAGCGGGTACTTGTCAGCATCAGACAGGCTGGTGTCCAGCATGAACTGGAGCATGAAGCCAGCCTTACGGTAGGACAGCTCTCGTTTCTGTAGGTCTTCCTCATCGAACCTTCGGGGGTCTGTAGGTTTACCTGCGAGCTTCGGATTGGCATCGTAGCGTTCAGCTATGTATGGAGCCAGTTTGTCACCATAACTCTGTCTATGTTTGTCATCATAGGGGTAGCGTGCAGGCCAGATATAGGTTGTGTATCCGCGCTCTTGAAGCTCATTGTACAAGGACATCTCGTTCTGGGGTGTCCCAAGGTAGAGAATCTTCTTGTTATCACCGGGCTTCAAGATAGCATCGAACTCCTTCACCAATTCGAACAACCTATCTCTCATTGTCTGAGTGAAACTGTTTCCCGGAATTTCCACGTCATCAACACATATGATGTCTGCACGGCTACCCGTAAGCTGACCTGTGATGCCCACAGACTTCACAGACGGGCTGTGGTCAGGCAGGGCAGGCCCCACATCAAACAGGTTCTGAGTGTCTCGTTGACCCTCACGGGCCTTAAGGTGACTCAAGAACGGAATCTCGGCGATAATCTTTTTGATGAATGATGCGTTTGCGTCTGCACGTTCCTTGCTGGCAGATACTATCATGATTTTGGTGTTAGGCTCACGCCACAATACCCATACGACATAGGCGCAGGTGATGAAGGACTTTGCGACCCCCCGGAACCCCTGAATGATGAACCTGTTGTTCGGGGGATTCTGGAGGGTCTTCGCAATGTCAACTTGGAGTTCTGTAGGCTTGGGTAGACCAATCACCTTCCAGACAAGTGCCACGAATAGCGGGAATGACGTATAGAGAGCCTTTAGCTTGTCGTTGTTTGACATACTAGTTCAGTCCTTTGGGAATGTAGTCGCTGTCATCCAGTTCCTGAACACCCGCCAAGAGCTTGGCAAGTGCGCTGTCTGTGTCACCAGCCTTTGGCACGATGTCGATGTTGTTACGTTGGAGTTCCTTGATAATGGCGCTGTATAGACTTGGTGTTCGCTTATCAGGGTCTTTGAGATCTTCCAGCATAGACGCTAACATCAGCGTGTGGATTCCCTCAAGCATTTCCTCCTTTGGTTTATTCATTCTTCTTACCTCCAAACACATTCTTGATAATGTTCAGGATACCGGAACCAGCACTCAACAGCTTATCAATGAGGGAAAACCATTCAAAACGATTCATATGTTACTCTCCTTTATGTTTGGAAAAGAATGTACGCTTGACTGCACAGACAGTACCTACAATTACGTATACAAGGGTCATGACCTGAACCCACTCTGATATATTCATCCCTAGGAACAAACCCCCAGAGACTATGAATGGTGGAATATATTCAGTGATGTCACGCAAACTTGACCTCCTTATTGTGGACGAGAGGGAACACCTGTTGTCCCCTCCCGTGGTTAGACGCTATGATTGTTTGTCGGTAATCTTCTGGGTCTTGTCCAGACTGCTACCAAAGTAGTAGTTGAAGACAGTACCGAATCCAGTAGCAACCGTACCTAACAGTACCATCAAGGACGGATTGTCAGTCAGGCTCATGTATCCGAGGAGTGACCCTCCAAGAATCCCAAAGAAACCCAAGGTGACAATGATACCCAGCACGGCTTGCATATGAGACTTCTTTATGACTCCCTTAAGGTTCTCAGTGTTCATCACTCACAGACCTCACTTATCGAGAAACCTTGGAAGGTCAGGCCACTCAATGTTCACCGGGAAGAGTGGCTGGTTCGGGACATCACGGAGAGCCTGTCGGTATTCCTTGATGGGCACAAGGTCTTCTTCGGATATTGGATAGTCGACCATAAGAAGATAGTCAGTCTTGGTTATTTTTTGATTGCGAAGTTGCCGGGCTTCACGTGCAAGAGCCTCAATAGAAGGAGCAGGATTCTCACATACTTCATAATATTCTCCTTTGTCTTTGATGTTACAGTTGTTGAGATTGCACCACTCACTTGTCTCCGCATAGACACGAAGGTCAAGGGTGTCTTTGTACAGTTTTGTTCCGAGCATATTACCTCCTTTGTTTAGAACCCACAGGCAAACCAACTGAATCGGACAGCGTTACTCCAACCACTACCAACAAGGTTGAAGCTGGTGTTGTTGGCTTCATAGGCTGCAAAATCAAGATTACCATAGGAGCCACTTGCTGGAGTGACTATAAGAGTCCTTATTTCACCCCAGTTGTTGGCAAAAGGGGTCGGATAGTTAATCGTGGAGTTACCACTGGCGACCAGAGTACCACCCTGTTCAATCCAACCATCACTCCAGAGACGATACCACTTTGTGAGGTCTCCAGCCAGATAGCTTTGTTTTACGTAGCGTACTTCCTGTCTATCCACCATAAGTTTACCACTACCAGCAAGATGAAGTGAATGTGTAGTAATCTCACCATTCACCTTCCAACCACCACACATACCAACCATCCACTCGGTGTCAGTATGCACGAACTCATGGTAGACTATAAGGACATTGCTGGCGTTTGCCCACGTCTTGCCTGTTCCCTCAGCCCACTCAAAGGTCAGCCCAGTTTTCGAGGTAGACGTATTGAAGTTAAGGTTATTAAAGGAGTTCCTGAGGGCAGCCCCACGAACAGACAGGTCACCTGTCACCTCACCACCTGACTTATTGAGTTTGTTGTGCGTAAGACTGGTGATATTGGTCTCAGCGTTCCCTACTCGTGTGGTCATGGTAGTTACTTTACTGTTGACGGTATTCAGGTTCCCATTGAGTGTGGAGATGTCACTGGTATGTCCAGACACAACAGTATTCGTGTTGTTGATTTTCTGATTCAGACTAACGTCTTCATCTTCGAGAGCAGACACTCTACTCTCAAACACGGACACATCAACCGAGTCAGCCGCAGCTTTTGCACGGTCAGCATCAGCCTTTGCTTGGTCTGACCAACCTTTGGCGGCGGTCATAGACCCTTCAGCATCAGACACATAACCAGCGAACTCACCACGAACAATCTCAATGGCATTGTCTACCACGTTCTGAGCGGCATCCTCGGAGACTTTGGCAGCATCAGCATGACTTTTGGCAGCATCAGCATGACTTTTGGCAGCATCAGTCCATGCATGTGCAGTAAAAGCCGACGTCTCGGCTTTGGATGCACTGGTGGCAGCAGCAGCCGCGGCATTGGTAGCCGTAGTAGCAGCTGTAGAGGCAGTGGTAGCAGACCCCTCAGCAGCAACCTTATGGCTACTTGCAGCATCTGCCCAATTCTTGGAAGTGACTGCACTGGCCTCAGCTTTCGTTGCAGCTGTTTCTGCCCTGTCACGAGCAACCGCAGCGCCACTGAGGTCAGCTTTATAAGTTCCATAATTCAGGGCATCACCGTTTTCCACAGGGTTGGCAATGTGGGTAATACGTCTCCAACGGGCATCAAGGTTACCGTAGATGTCTGTACTGATGGTGTCCACAGTCATGTCCTTTGCTTCTTCTGCAATGTGCAGAACTTGAAGCTGGGATGTATTCAGGTCAAAAGACCGGAGTACCGAGGCATCTTTGAAGTCGACAATACGGTTCGTGGAAGTTACCCGTCTGATTGTAAGGGTCTCACCAGCAAGTGGCGCAGCCGCGCGTTCGATGACAGTAGGGGAAATAAAGCTCCAAGTAACCCCCTGAGCTTCCTCAGTACCATTGACAGAAACACGAACAAAGGTTCGATTAAGATAGTCAAAAGGCACAGTGAACTGACGAGTCACCCCGTCACCGGGATAGACAACAACAGTATTAGCCATTTATATCCTCCTTTTTATTCTTTTAGCATTTCGATGAAGTAGTTCTGGATACCGGGCCAGTTAGGGGTTATTCCCTTAAGACTCCTCAGGAAGTTCTTCTGGATGGTCTCTTGGTCTTTCAGGTTGAAGTCCGTAGTACCAAGACCATTCCGTAGCGTATCAAATGCGGACTGCCCAAACTGGACGACAGACTGTCCAGACCCAAGGGCGGGGAACAGGTTCTGAACCCAGTCTCCCACCTTAAACATGGCTGTGGTATCCCTGTCGTTACCATAGTCGGTGGACACTGTGGTCTTCCCTGAGGGGTTCGCAAGGCCAAGTATGTTGAGGCCCAAGACAGGTGCAGCGAGGATACCGTTTCGCAACAGCCCTCCATTATAAGCAGCGACCATCAAGGCTTCCCCACTATCAAGGTCATCCAGACTGTCAATCCCAAGGTTCCTCTGGAGGTACTTCGTGCGGTCTTCATTGTTCATACCGACCGTCCTCAGACTGGTGATGCCAATATGACCAATGGTAGCTAGGGCTCCGGAGATCATCATGGTATTCAGTTGCGACAATCCACCTTCATCCTCAATACGGTTCATGGTCTTTGCCAGTCGCTTGTTATAGGAGCGTAGCGCAAAGGTCTTGAACTGCATGAGAAGAGGCAGAAGAGGGTTCTTGTTGTCTGCCCAAAGGAAGGCATCAGCAGCAGTGTCCCTCTGGATGACATTGGAGGCCACATAGTCTCCCATGCGCCTGATGTCAGCCAAAGCAGCTGCATCACCAAAGAGGGCATCACTGTTTGTTATCCGAATGGCTCCATCGGAATCAATCGTGGTAGCCTTTCTAACAGCCTCAAGCATGGCCTCAGCTCTCTCAGGGGAGATGGAGTTTCTGTTGAGGTCTACCTTATTGAAGAAGCCCTTCTTGGTCTTAGGGAGACCGTGGGCAGACCTAGCCATTTCAGCAAGGAACTGTCCCTGAGCTTCACCCACGATACTCCTTTGGGTTGCCTGTAGGTACTTGGTGAATGGTGAGACACCAGCAGCCCATTCAGAACCAGACACAATACTGGCAAGGAACTTGTTGCCATTGTATCTGTGGATGTTTCGACGACTGATGTCCCTCCACAGGTGGAGCTGCCGTACTTCGTCACCAAAGACCATGTTCTGGATAGCCCGGACATCAGCTTCCTTCATTCCACCCTTTGTCCAGTTACCAAGGAGCTTGGATGCCCCCGGGACAGACCGTAGAAGGAATGAACCGCCATATGCCTTGATACCTTCAGCCACCTCAGTGTGGTTCATAAGACCCATGTAGGCGTTCTTTGTGCCAAACGCAAGGTTCCGAAGAACATCAGAGACAGCATTGAGGGTACTCAGACCACGCGGGTTATCCATAGGAGACATGCCGTACATGAGTTTTACGGATTGTCTCAGTGCAGTGTCCATATCGTCAGCAGCCTTACCGGGGCCGTGCTCGAGTTTGTAGTCATTAGCAAGTTTGGAGACATGTTCCTGAACACCGTCCCAACCCCTCAGACCAATCTCATCAAACGCAATGTCACCTTGAGTTCTCCTCATGTAGGAGCTTACGGTGTCAAACAGGTTACGTCGAAGACTGTCAACAGACACCTTACCCACAGGACTGTCCACCTCGAAGTCAGTCCTCCAAGGTGTTCTCTCATGGTCATAACTCATGGAGTCCTCACGGTCTTTGAACAGGTTGCGCTGAGAACGGTTCTGGTCAATGTAACCAAAGGCATCGTCATTGGCTTTCTTGGACAGCCACTCATTGAAGGTTTTCTGTGCACTGGTTTTGTCCGTCTTCATGGCTGCCTTCTCCTCGTCTGTCAGTGTTCTCTCCCAGAACTTCTGGAGTCGGACACGGGTATTCGGGTCATCAGCACCTCGAATCAGGCTTTCCCTGAGGAGTCTATGGGCCTTCTCAAGTCCACGCTTGCCACCCCCAAGGGCAGCAATGAGGTCAGCAGTCTTCATTTCGTCGATAGACAGGGGGATATATTTATCGAACTTCTCATCAATGAAGCCACGAGCATGAAGCTCATTACCCCGTCTGCTCAACATCTCATGCATGTCAGACACAATGTCATCTATGAGCTTGTTGTTGAGACCAGAGTCCTGACCAGCCATCCGTTTGTAGATAGCGCGCTCAATGGCCTCCTCAGAGAGACCCTGAGACATCAACTTGTCGTAGTTGTCATTGTATCGGTTACTCCACTTAAACAGGTCTTTCTCACCCTGTTCCACAATTTCATTGACAGTGCGTGTAGAACCTACTTCCATGTTCACCACTGTACCGTCTTCCATCTGGACACGAGTACCACGTTCATGTCTGAACAGCTTATTACCGAAGTCAGTAATCTCTTTGGACTTACTGGCGAACAGGGTCTCACCTATAGTCACCCTAGGCATCTTGGCTTCAACCCAGTCACGCATGTTGTTGAGACGGGCTGCCATACCTCGTGAACCACCTATTCCTTCCAAGATGGCTGGGTCAGGTTCCCGACCAGACCGAATGGACTCCCGGATGATGTCTGCACGTCTGGACGTATCGCCGACAAAACGGGCACCCTTAGGGAGAACCTTTGCAGCACCTTCAATAAGACCTGCAAACACAGCGCCACTTGCGGCGTCCATAAGGATGTCTGACTCAATACCTGTCACGGATTCCCGGAGCTGTCCAGACAGAACGTTTCCGAGAGACCCTCCAACGATAATACGACCAGCAGTCCCAAGACCACCTGTCGCAAGCGCACCAGCCCAATTAAGGGGGTCAACGACAGCCTCCCCAAGTCCCGAAGTGAGGGACGTGAATAGACCAGACTTGTCCAAAGTGTTCGCATATTCCCGGTTCTCATGGTAGATGTCCAGTCTGGATTTGATGTCCTCTTTGGATGCCAGACCACCAACAATAGAGCGATATGCTGTCTTGTCGTAGTCCACAGCCTCAAGGATGCCAAGACTTTCTTCATCAGTCGGTACATAGGACTCACCAATGCCGAAGGGGTCAGTACTGGCAAGCTGCTGGCGGACAAAGGTTCCAGTGGCTCCATGCTTGATGCCACCTAGGAATCCTGCGGAGTCCTCAGGTTGCTTGATGGATGTAGTAGTGCTGGACATAGTAACGGGGTCTGCCAAGTTGTCAAAGATGGATGTCGCTTCAAGTCTGGCAGGATTCTCGAAGCTGTTCAGGGACATCGCATCAGATTTATTTGGGACTGGACTGGCTAGGAGTTTGAGGTAGTTCTGGGTCTCCACAGGGAGTTTCGACACATTACCACGCTGGTAGTTCCTAGCCGCTTTCGTCCCTCCATTGTAGGCGACAACTGCTGTATTCCAGTCTCCATAGGTTCTCATAAGGTCAGCCATGTACTTGGCGCCAGCATTGATGGATTTTACAGGGTCAAAGAAGTCAGCATCCGTCTCCAGACCATACATCTTACCCGTACTGGGAATGAACTGGGCAAGACCTTTGGCCTGAGCCACGGATACCGTATCAGGTTTGAAGGAAGATTCCGTCCAGATTTGCTTGCGAAACAAGTCCGGGGGAATATTGTTTGCTTTAGCCGCCGCTTCGATGATAGCATCGTACTCACTCGGAACGGACGGGTCATAAACTCTTGCCATGCGTTCATTCTCCTCTTTTGTTAGTTATTGTTTTGGTCGTCAGTTGTTGTGGATTGGTCAGGTGTGAAGTCCCATCCGTACTGAGTGTTACCACCTCTGGTGTCCACTGTCTGAGACTTGTTGTAGGACTTGGCGTATTCAATGGCGGACATCTTGGCCTTCTCAGCCTCAGCTACAAGTTTGTTGTAAGCTGGCCTGAGGGCTTCCTGAGTGATGACACCAGCCAATGTACCTGTCCGGTTGTTCTGAACAAGAAGTATCTCACGAGCCACATCGTAGCGAACCGACACGTCTTCCTCAGGGACACCTGCGGTAGACAAGATGTTCTTGAGCTCGACATCAATGGCATCACCAGCAACCTCAGCCGGAAGATTGAGATTGTTGGAATTGAAGAAGCCAGTCGGGACAGCCGTACCTGCGACATTGATATGAGTTTCATTGAATCGCTCAATGGCCTTTTCATAGGCATCACTAGGGGTCATCCCGGCCTTGATGCCGTTCGCTGCCCAGACATAGACGGTGGTGGTCGCATAGTCACCAGTGATACCCCGGGACTTAGCTCCGCTGTCCTGCAACACGATGTCTTTCAGGATTCTGTCCACCTTCATTCTGTCATTTCTGTCCGTGGCCTCGAATGCCGCCATACCCGCTACGACCTCATTGTACGGCGTACCAGAGGACAGGGCATTGTAGACACCAATCAGCTTGTTGGCATCATCATTCCTCATGCCACCAGTAGCTGTCATGAAGTCTCCCGGATTGGTGACATACAGGGACATCAGGCTCTCCAGACGTTCTGGCTGAGGAACCTCACTGGACATCAGTACGTCACCTTTGGACAACTGCATGTGGGACGTGATGGCTGCCAAGACAGTATTGACCTCACGGTTCAGCTCTTCACGGGCGGGATTGTTTGCTCCGGGATGTGTAGCCAGCTTTAGAATGTCCTCTGGTTTCATAGAGGACTTGGCGTAGACCCAAGCGGCATCCATGGCCTTTTTGTCTGTTCCTTCCAAGTCCAGCGGATTGACATTCTCTCCACGTACCATCCGTTCCAGCATCTGGTAGGCATTGATGACCTTAAGGTTCTCTTCCTGTTGCTTGGCAAGAGCCTTCTCATCAGCCTCAGCCTGTCGATATGCCTTATCCCGGATGGTCTCAATACCACGCCTGATGAGTTCCCCACGGTAGGACGCAATGCCTCCTGTCTGTTCCATCTCCTGTTCGTAGGCAGTCAGTAGGCCCGTGATGTCACCCTGATTGACCAATTCGTTGATACCTACGGAGAACTCCATGTAGGCACGATGGTCTGCACTGTCTCGGACACTGAGAGACTTTGCCCGAAGACTACGAAGACCATCTTCCCCAATGATAGACCCAAAAGTCACCCCGTCTTTCTGACCGGGAATCTGTTTGTCCTTGAGTTCATCAATCAACCGGGCCCCATCCGGATTGTTCGCAAGGTTCTTCATAACAGACTCTGCGACTCTTGCGGACTCCTGAGGATTGGCATTGAAGGCCCCAAAGTTGTAACTATTGGTGAACTGCTGATGAATCTCCTCACCAGTGACGTTTGGTCTTGCAATCACTGTATTGAGCTTGGCTGTCTCTGCCAAGGTGGACTGTTTTCGATTCCAGTCGTTCTGTACGATGACCTGAGCATCCATAATGGACTTGCGGGACTTGTTTCCATTTTCCCAGAAACCAGTGTTGTATGCACTGTCTCCACCGCCAGCATACGGGAAGATGTCCCTTAGTTCCTCAAAGGATTTGTTCATATGTTTGAAGAACTCGGCATCCACATCCTCAGGGGTCTTACCGACAAACTCGTTGCTGGCTACCCGTTGTTGGAAGTCCTGCAAGGCCATGTTTGCGGAGATTTGTCCATGCAGGTTCTTGAGGCGTGACATAGCAATCGGGTCATCTTGGAATGGGATGTTGTTGTTGTTCACAGCCTGTCGGTATTCCTCAAGACTGTGGGACTTCATGAAGGACTCAGCCTTTGCGAATGATTGTTGTTTTACGACATCAGCGACCTTTGCGGTCTTACCGATGGCATCAAACACCTGAGCCGCCCAGTTCACCTTGTCGGTAGACTGGGTAGTGGCTGCTACAAACTTTGGTGCAGTTCCACTGACAGAGGTGAGTTGCCCCACCCCTGCCGCGAACTGTCTATGCCAGTTATATGCACGCTGGGTAGACACTGTTTAGAACCTCGCTTTGTTGTAATTGAGTTGTGACAGGTTCGCTGTAGGAATCTTAAGGTCACCAGCTCTAGACACATAGCCAAGACCCTGTTGGGTAGCCTGTTGAACACCCTTAGAGATAGCTGGCTGAGCGACTATTTCGGTCGTAGAGCCACTCATCATCTCACTTACGGTTTTACCTATGGTTGCCCCCATGAGAGCACCATTGAGTGCACCTGAGGCAATCTTGAGGACAGACCCGAAGCCTGATGTGGTGGCGCCCTTAGCTTGACTGTAGGCTGCCTCCATCTGACTCTTGGTGGTGAGATAGAGACTCTGAGCCTCATTGCGAAGATTCTCTGCCTGTCTGTTGAAGTTATCTTTTACGTTTGTCTTTGCACGTTCATCTGTCGCTACAACGTCCTGCATAACCTTCTCACTCGACCGTCCTTCAACACCTGATTCAGCTTGTGCGGCTTCCACCATGCTTTGGTTCTTCATCGAGTTGAGAGACATGTCAAAGAGCTGTGCTACCGACTCCTCGTACAGAGACCGCCCCTGCCGAGACAGGTTTGTCAGACCGTAGTTGTAGTTCAACGTCAGGGCTTTAACCTGAGCCTTATAGTTGGCTACAACCTGTTTGTTACTTGCACCGATACCAAAGGCGGAGAGACCACCTCCGATAAGGGCACCAGCCGTCATCACACCAATCATGTATTTATCACCTCCGTGTTAGATGCGTTGGTTACGTCTGTTATAAAGCCCTTCCCAACCACCAGAGACAATGGTGACAGGCATGACACCAGTAGAGCTGATGGTAATCCGGGTGTCCTCATTGAGGTTCTGGATGGGGAACTTTATAGTACCATCAGTAACCGGGAGGGAACCAAGGACGTTATCGACAGTCCCCAAGTTTCTTGGAGTGCTTACGTATTTGAAGATGCCCCTTGAGGTGGTAACAGTGACATCATATGGGCCACTACGGGAGTGATTGAACCATCCACTCCGCAGCTGGAGCCTGCCCTCAGTCTCAGCCACAACACCACCTGAATCGTTTGATTGTTTAATCATGAATTTACTGACACCTATAACCATGTCATAGACGTTACCAACCATGATAGGGGTTCCTACCCAGTTACCATAGAAGGAGATTTTACCGTAGTCCTCCTCATAGTCCTCACGATAAACAGCGTCAGACACGATTCCCCAGTCAGTCAAGACACAGACGTACTTACCTGATTTTGGTGTGTGCCCATAATACAGCTCGGACAAGTAGACATCAGTCGTGTTTGTCATGGGATTGTAGGCAGGGACAGTTGTCGTACTCCCAAGCGTCCATGTCTCAGGAATGTATGCAAACCTCTTGCTGTCCATATACAACCTGATGGGCTCCGCTTCCATGTCCTTGGTTGTCCCAGCGAACTTCATCTTCTCCAAGTGAATCCCGTCACCCCTTTTCAGCACGAACACCAGCTCATCATCGACAAACTGAATCCCTAGGATAACATTGTGTGCCCCCATGCTCCACTTGCTCCAAGATTGCTGGAGAAAGCCGGAATCCGTGAGGACATACTTGAACACCCAGAGACATGCCCTGTCTCCATAGGATTGACACAGCAGCAGGGATTCACCAGTGTGACCCACAATATTGAAGACACCGTTCGGAATGTAGCGCGGACAGTGTGCTGTAATCTCAACGGCGTTCTTGATGTCTGTTGCGGTGTCCATCACATAGTACCGGAAGATGGGGCTGTACTCTGCCTTCTTTGCAGGGAAGTAGACATCACGTCCGAGAGGTAGTGGTCTACAGGCGGCATCATAGGTGAAGGTCGTGGTGGTGTCAACTCGTACAGACTTTGGGGTGAGCACACCGTCAGCCTTAAGGACGAACTGCTGACCATCCGCAAACAACAACAACTCATTCGAGAGGGGCACAGCGTGGGTCAGGTTGATAACCTTGTTGCTTGATACCATTACGTCTATTGGGTCAGTGTCCTTCACGGCAGACCCACTGTCAAACCAGAAGTTAAAGAAGTCGGCACTCTTTGACAGAATGACGCTTTCTCCGGACAACATACCGAGGCGATTACGGAAGAAGAACAAATCGCTAATCTGCTGGTCAGCAAAGGACGGAATAGCGTTTGTCTTGTCATCCCCGGTCAGACGACTAGCCCACGAAAGGTTGGTGAACTCAAACTCACCGTCAGCTCTCCGAATCAAGGCATGAGGCATCGTTCCCCAGTGGATGTCCGTAAGTATACCGGGGGCTGCACACTCCAGCCAGTTGTTCTTGGAGCCGTCATATCGTAGCCAGTAGTTGTCATCAGCAGTCGTACCCTGTCCCACAATTTCCACCATGTAACCATGAGGGGCCTCAGGTGGGAGCTTGGTTGTACTACTTACCTGATTCTTGAAGCAGTACATGTATTGATTACCATATCCGTCTGCTGCCACAACATTGTCGTCCCAGCTGCTTAACGGAATGGTGATGAACGAGGAAGACGCTGTATGCGCTACTTGGTTGGCGGTAAGCTGATTAGACAACTCAGCAATGATGTTCTGAGCTCGGGTAGCATTTACATGCCACGTCTCAGAACCATCTGGGATACTGTACTCGGCCTTCTTTTCACCGTTGATGTATATCTCAAAGGACTTACCGTAGTCACCACCTTTGACATAAAAGAGCGCCTCAGGACTTCTAGAGGGAGACCTTTTGTTTGTGTCCATTCTGACGATGACCGTCTTGTTCACAATGATAGTGTAGTCAGCAATCGTAATGGCACTGTAGGCTGAGTGAGCAGGCGCACCGGGGGCAAGTAGATAGCTACGAGCTGCCTCAGGGATGTGGACAACCTTTTGGGCTCCATCATTGGTGTTGTACACCTCAATGTATCCACTCTCCGCATGAACCAAGACGATATACCTTTCGGTTGCATCACGATCAATGAAGTGGACAAACACATTGTCGCTGATGGCTGCATCACGAATCCGTTTGACATGGACAGTTGGCGGTCTCTTTTGAAGGCCAGCCACAGGGTCTGACAGACAATTGAGCTGTTCTTCGAGCTGGTCAGGATACTTCAAGATGTCTGGTTGCTGGGACACCCCTCCTTTGAAGCTCGGAATTGATTGGCTGATAAGGGGCATGTAAACGTTACCTCCTCTGCAACTGACCGGAGATGTAGGTATCCCCGAAGATGGTATAGTTTCCGTATTCAAGCTCGTAGTTCAAGAGGTCTCGACTGGCATCCTGTTCGGCAACCTGTAGTTCCGCATCGAGTTCCTGAGAGGTCAGGTAGCGGGACTGGAAGAGACGAGCAGCACGACACGTGACATACTTCTTGTGGACTTCGGGCATATAGTCAAAATCGACAGCTTCCACAAGTGTGGACAACGTGAGCCCATCGGGGAACTGACTGGTCTGGTTATCAAGGTCGAAGAAGTAGTTATCCCGGTTCACGAGATTACTGTCTGCACCAACAACCTTCAAGTAGGTGTTCAGGTACTTCACACGGTTGTCGTAAAAGTCACTCATGAGCTTCACATTCGACCTTGTGTTGAACGCCCAGCCACGAGATTGAACCTCACGATTGACCCGCTGAATCATGGCTTGAGCATTTACGACATCAATATTGGAGTAGGCCGAATTATCAAGGGTCAACGCTGGAGGCGCACCAATTGCGGACAGGACTTCATTCACAGCCTCCAGAAAGTTATTCGGGGTCACAATCACAGGTGTTACCTCCAGTGTGGTTACATGGTTACAAAAAAAAGGGGAGACACCAAGACAGAGTGCCTCAATGTCTCCCCTAGGGCGGTCGGTGTGTTTATTCTCCCTCGACCTTATGAACCGCAGAATCACCTCCTCCGGGAGTCTTTGTGGTGGATTTACGTTGTTGACGTATCACCTTTGGAGCCTCAGGCGGCTCTTTGACAGCCACAGGTTTGACCGCTTGTCCCTTAAAGGGGCGGTCAGAGATGATGATGGTTTTGGTCATGAGCTTACGCCTGAGCCTGCTTCACCAGAACACACACGGCTTCGGGGCGGAGGCCACCATGACCCATAGCGTACTTGGCGACAATCTGGTCAGCCTGATATTCGGTGCGGCGAGCACGTTCCATAGCGAGGTCTTTCAGCTTCACAGTGGCAGCAGCCGAGCGGTGGAAGACAATACCCTGAAGTTCAGCCGTAGCCAGAGAGGTCTCCAGAGGATGCTTGGAGCCAGCAGCGGCCTGACCGAAGTGCGGAACTTCCACAATTTCGAAACCAGCCACAGGCATCAGCTTACCCGTCTCCGGATTGAACAGGGCCTGATAGTTGGCAGCGGACGGCATAAGGGCCAGCAACAGGGCCGAATAGGTATCAGGGGAGCAGACAAACACGCGCTCAGAGGCCGGGACATAGTTCTTGGTCATCTCGGCACGGGCCTGAATGAGGGCATTGAGAACCTTCGTACCGTAGGCAGCATCGCCAGTATTTTCACCAACGACAAGCTCGGTACCAGTACCAGTACCAAGAACACCGTTCGCCGCAGGGATATTGGCAGTCGTATTCTTCTTGCACAGGTTGGCAATTTCGTTGATAATGGCGCAGTCAGCGGACACAGCGAGGGATTCGCCCAGCTGTTTGCTGTACTCGGAACGGACATCGTAGTGGTTCATGGCGTCATCAATGTCCGCAATCATGGCATCAGCGGTGAGGAGACCATCAATCGTGATGACCTTCTCGTTGTGATGCATGGCCTTACGCTGTTCATCAAGGGAAGCGCCCGCTTCAAGGTACTGAGCAAGAGCGCGGCCCATAACGGGGAAACTAGCACTCTTTCCGTTCGCAATCGTGCGCACCATGTGGCGGGGCATCATGACAGAGGTACGTTCAAAAGCGGTGAGAACTTCACCAGCAAAGACTTTCAAGAAAAGGGCACTAGCATCACCAGTACCAAGAGCCTGACCAGAACGAGTAAGATTAGTAAGAGCAGCCATATTATATTCCTCCTTTTGTTAGATGTTAGAGCCAAGTGGTCTTAGCCATACGGCTTTCAACGAGCTTGGTGTATTGGGGGTCACGACAGTAGCGTTTGTCGCTCATAGCCTTGACCATCTCGGCCTTGTCTGCAAACCCACCAGTAGTGTTGGTAGACGCAGGCCCACCCATGACAGACGGATTGCTGGTTCCGTGTTTCTGGGTCATAGCCTCACCCATAGCTGACCTGATGCCGCCCATAATGAGCTTGACAGTCCCGAGGTTACCGCTGTCGATTGCACTGTTGAATGCCTCGACGTCAGCCTTTGAGAGATTCGCAGCAGCCCATTGGGTCATGCGACCATATTCAGCTTCACCACCAGCCGCCTCATAGACAGCTGATGTGTACTGGGTTTCCAGAATCTGTCGGCTCTTGATGAAGCCCTCGACAACTGCCTTGGGATACCCAGCCTTCTCAAGGGCATCCATGGTGGCATCAGACAGCACGCCATTTTCATTGTACTCGGACACAGCTGTCTCAAAGTCCACACCCTTCGTCTTGAGGTCATCCTTGAGGGCATCCTCAGAAGCCTTGACATAAGCCACCTTCTGTTCGAGGGGAGTGTCTTCAGGTTTGTCATCAGGGGAATTGGTGGTTTCAGTGATGGTCTCCGAGGAGGTGGTCTCGGGGGTCTCAGTGGGATTGGTGGTCTCTCCGTTGTTGGTAAGGGTGACACCATTGGCCTCAGCTTTTTCAGCAAGGGCCGCATCATCAATACTACCTACGATGGCGTTTTCACCGTAGATGCTTACTTCTTCGGACATGTAATCTCCATTTTGTTATACGTTAGCAGTTTGTGCGTCCGTGGCTACGGCCTGTTCGACAGCTGCTTCCCCGCCAATCTGTTCCAGCTGTTGTTGCTGGGCTGCCTGTTGTTCATTGGCAAGCTCCTCATCCGTCTTCACAAGACCGGACGTATCAATACCGACAGAACTGGCGACACGTGTGATGAGGGTTTGGAAGTTGATACGTTGGAAGGCTATCTCGCCAAACGGGACAATCATCTCAAGGAAGGTGGACAAACGATTCAGGTCATGCCCACGTCCGAGAGCTTCAAGACCAGTCGTGATGGTCGGTTCAACCATACCTTCTTTCATCTCCGGCAGGATACCCTGAGACTGAAGCTGGTTGAAGATACGACGAATCAACGGAAGCTGAAGCTCTTGGGTCAGCAGGCTATAGACACCGCCTAAGGTGTCCTCAAGCTCACCTGCAACGTACCTAATTTCCTCTGCGGTCACTCGTTCGCCACCACGCTGTACTGCGCTGTTCAACAGGAACGCATAGGACAGACGGGATTCGATTTTGTCACACGTGCTCTGGGCAACCTGCAAGTCGTTGTACTTGTTGAGTTGCATCGGGAAGATGTCTTCCTGTCTACCCTGTACAAACGCACCATTGGCGGCACTGTTGAGAGCCTTCAGGTTGGTCTGGCATCCGGGACTCACAAGGAACAACACCTTGGAGGCCACGGCTGACATTTCCACGATGGACTTGGACAGCTTCTCAAGGGACACAAGGTCACCCAGATAATCATCCACGAATGCCCGTCCGTAGCTCTCACCGTCCATCTTGGTGAACCTCAAGGGAATCCAAGGTGACAACTTGAGCGGATAGGTCTGCTCGGTTCCATTCAGAATTTCACCTCCCAGCTCCTGATAGGACTTCCAGTTGGTATCGTCTTCACGGTAGACATGGGTGTAGACCTCAACCTTCTCGTCAGGGGAACCTTCGGCGGACTCAAGGTTCTTAAGGAATTCCTCGGGGATGGTTCCACGGGCCATCACGTCTCTGGAGACAATCTGGATGGTGTTCCCAATACTGTCACGTTGAACAACATAGTCCCGCAGTTTGTACAGCTTGATGCCACCCTCAGCTGGCGGAAGGAACAAGAGGGCGTTGCCACAGACAATGAGCTGTTTGATGGCCTCAGACAAAGTTGGTCTCATGCTCGATGATTCGATATAGCGTTTGATAGTTTGTTCCATCTGCGATAGACCATACTCCAAGTCCTCTTTGAGTGTTGTGTCGCCAGCATTGTTTATCTTCTCCTGTAACTCTTGGTCAAAGCCAAGACGGAAGAAGGATTGATTAGGCGGAAGCATGGCAGTGAGGATTTTGGACGTGATGTTGTTGACACCACGGGCCCCGATGGATTGATACGGGACATCAAAGGTGGTCGAGGCGTCATCAGACTCTTTCGGAAACAGGGCTGGGATGGTGTAGGTTGCGTTCGTCTCAGCACGTTGACAGTAGTTGTCCCTATCTGTTTTCAGTTTCTCGAATGTTGCTTTTGCTCCTTCGGTTGGTTGAAAGGACACGGCTTACTCTCCTTTTGTTAGCTTGTAGAAAACACTGTGCGACTGGAAGCCCCCCTTCCGGTAGCTATTGGTCACCAAGGGAGCACTCTCGGGCAGAGACGCCCCTGCACAAAGGACAACGGGACAAGTAGTGAATTGTTTAGACAGCTCCTCCATCAATGCTATGGCCATGCGGGTAATACCGGAGTAACCGGGCATCGCAAAGGTTGCCACTTCAGACAACGAAACCAAGGCTCCCGGTTTGGCATACCAAGGGGTTTCGACAGACAAGAGACACCCGCCCATTAGGTCGGAATTTTCCGTCTCGAATGTGAACATCATAAGGCCAGACTCTTGGTCACATGGCGTGTCACTAAAGGGAAAACACGTGTCATTTAAGAGCTCGACGATAGCTTCGGCATCGACATAGTTCCGGTAGACATCAGAGTTTGAATTTTTGATATGTTCAACAAACGCTTTTATGAGCAATGCTGCGTGGGCGGGTGTAGCTAAGTCGGCATAGACACCAAACGATGGAAGGTGCAGCCTAGACAATGTTCACCCCGGTTCCACTGCCAGGGGTATTTGTCAGGTCAATTTTGAGGGCGGACTTACCCTTCTTCTTCTTTGGGGTGTCATCAGCCGGGCCGAGTTCCGGTTCGACAGGTTCCGGAGTGGGAGTGTCAACTTGGGGTGCAGGCGGCTTGACCTTGTTGATTTTTGGTTTAAAGATAGAGCCCATGAGAATTGTCCTCCATGTTGTTAGGGTTAGTGGTGTGGTTGATGGGATTGAAGACAGTGTTGTCAATGGTCAATGTACGAAGAGCATCCACAACGTCCTGAACACCCCTAAGGTACTCCAAGGTATACTTGTCGTGTCGTACAAGGTCTCGGACATCAAACATTTTCGAGATGTGATTGAAAGCCTCAAGTGAGACATGAGGTTGAACCATAGGTCCTCCTTTAGGTGAATGGGTTGATGATGGTTTATTTGCTTTTTATGGAACTCGCTCTTGATGACCTTATGTTAACCTTATGTGTCAATCCAGATGTGAACACTTGAGGTTATCATTAGGTGGACATTAGGTGGACATTAGGTGGACATTAGGTGGACATTAGGTGGACATTAGGTTGTCTTTTATTATCCTGTATATCTCTTATATTATCTATTTATATCTTTATATCTCTTATATTGTCTTTATATAAGACCTTATGTTAACCTTATGTGTCACCTCCTGTTAATGTTTATTAAGTATTTGATAAGTAGTTATTGATGATTTAGACGATGGTTATTAACCATTTGTCATCTATCCACATGTCTTTATAGGACTTGGTGTTGACCTAATGTTAACCTAAGGTGACATAAGGTGGTAACGGTGGAGCCCCGAGGGACAAGACGCTATTACCTGTCACTCTGTCCAATCTCGGGTCTCCTCCTCTGGTAATGTGGGTTTTATTACCCCTTTTTCTGTAAACTATCAGGATACCTCAGGAATCGGAGGGTTCCAAAGGGTCACTTGTTTGGTTGCCCAGTTGTATTCACCGTGCCTCAAAATCCGTGCCACACGAGCCTGAATTATGGCATCGTTTTCTGACAATTTATACTTTTCGTAACCATTGACAACACGTTCCCACAGCGTTTCCCCATACTTGGAATCTCCGAGGAACATCTCAGCCTTCTTTGGGCCGATTCCCGGGCATCCCGGATACCCGTCAGTCTGGTCGCCAATGAGAGTCTGGTACATAAAGTTGTACTCGGCACGAGCCGGGTCAGGTGTGTGGAGATAGCCATCAGTGGTGTTGAGGAACCAACCGGGTACAGTCATCATGTCTTTGTCACCACTCACCATGACCCGTCTGTCGTCCGTAGGCTCGGTAGCCAGAAGGCCCAACAGGTCATCACCTTCGAGGGTGTCTTCCTGAAAGACCCTATAGGTCGACTTGATGTGCTCAATGACATCATAGTAGCACAGAGGCTTACGGGATTCCTTGCGGTTGGCTTTGTAGTCAGGGAAGATGTTATTACGGAACCTCGTACCTGTGCCACTGAAACACACCCAAACGTCATCAAAGGATTCCCCAAGGGTCTCCTCAGCGAATGCATTCTTGATGAAGGTGAGTTGGGTATCAAAGGCATGAAGGGCTTTGTCCTTGTAGCTGTACAGCGTGACCAGACCATCACCCCAATCAACTTCCTCTTCCACAGCCGAGCACGCCTTGAAGACATACAGGTCACCATCGAGGATAGCAATGTTATGCATAGACATGCCCCACAGTGTGGCAGTTGAACGGAAGGTCAGCATATCCGCCCTCAAGTTTCACGAGGTAGCTCTCAATACCCTGAGTCTCCAGAGTACGGAGAGCTTGAAGTCCTTTGGGAGTGATACGATAACGACCTAATTCAATCACGAAGTATCCTTCCTTTTCGAGGTGTTCCATAATGGATTCATGGTCGAATATGGCACAGGAGTCAAGGATGGAGTTGAAACGAATGAGGCTGAGAATCTGATGCATGGTCATAACGATGCCCCCTTAGGGTTTTGCAATGTTGAAGAAATGGGAATCAGTGAGGTGGTAGATGCCATTGACTGTCAAACGCCAGAGATTACCAAACGTACCATCATTGGTCTTGTTGGAAATATGACCTGAGGTGGCTGCACGTGCCACATGGTGAGCATTGTGTCGACAGAAGTCAGATTGGAGTTTCTTGGGTTCCATAAGGATGCTCAACAAGAACATGTTGTAGGACTTGACAGTGAGATTTTCGTAGACCTTAATTCCCATGTTTCTTACTCCTTGTGGCCTTGAGCCAGTTTTGTTTAATCCTGTCCCTACGCTGGGCAACCTCACACCTAGTAGACATGGAGTTGGTTAAGACCATACCCTGTCTCATTTCCTTGAGTCTCCTCTCCCTGATGTATGCCCTCAACCATCTACAAAGATACATGTCTATCCCCACTTTGTGAAGGTTTTAAAGGTTTCAGGAAAATATGTCGAGATGATGTTACCAAGTTTCTCGGCAAACTCCTGAGCAGCAAGTTGAGCATGGCTGTTCGAACGCTGGAGATACACCCTCATGAAGGCCATAAGGCTACCCGTCCAGACCCACTCGGTCATGGTGTTCAACGGCAGGACAATGCGGGCCTCCTCAGGGGCAACCCCAAGTTCAATGAGTTCAAGGTACGTCTTGAAGGCTACGGCGGTGTTAAGGGTCACAGGGTCTCGGACAAATAGGCTGTCCATGGCTTCCCCTGCACCCTGTTTGATGGAACCTGCTGGTCTCTTGTGGAACACCTTGGGCATCCAGAATTCGAAGCCACTGTCCACGTACCGTCTGGACACTTCGTTCCAGCTCAGTCCAACCTGATGCTTGACAAGCTGTCGTGCCAGAAAGATGGGCGCCTTGACCCGCACGCTCAACATGCAGTGAGCAAAGGGAGACCAGTGTTTGATGGATGTCCCGTAGTTCTCCAAGGTGCGCTCATCAGCTGCAAGGCCAGACTCAAGGTAAGCCATGAGGCCCCTGTCACGTTCATCAAATCCGTCTTCCGGCTTCCACTTGTTGAAGGACACACGGGCAACATTGAGGACACGCTGGTCAGACCCCATACTGTCAATGTACGAGACAGTAATGGGTGCATATTTGATACTATTCATTGAGGTATTCCTCCCACATGTCTTTGGTGATGTCCGAGCAATGGGTATCAGCGAACGGACAAAATTCTACATCATTATCAAATCCAACCAATACACACTGTGTAGTGGACGAGGTGCAGTAACACGTCAGAACTTCCGCAGCAATGTCGATGGGGAGTTTAGCCATCTTTTTGATGATAACCTCATCACAAGTTTCAATTGTCTTAAGCATTGGCCTTCATCTCCTTAAGGGCTTTCTTCCACATGTTGGCGGTTACTTCAAGGCAGTCGAAATCCTCATCAAACGGACACTGGCAGTCGTTGGGCCCTTTGTTGGTGTAGACCATGATGCCACAGCCATGTCCGGAACGGCAGGCTTCCTTAAGGGTCTTGGCAATGTCATTCAGGTAGGCGGTGTTGTCTTTGGACATTAGAGGTCTCCTTACGTGTTGGTTGTCAAATTTTGTTCGTTTTAAGGGCCGATTTTTTGAAAGATGACCTATGGGCCATGTCTTGTCTTTAAACGCCTCAGGGGGCCCTTTACGGCCCAAAAAAGGGCATATGTGACTAATAGTTTTCATGTCTATTGATGGGTATCCGGTATCTGCGGCAGGCATCACGGTATCCGTTGATATGACCCCAGCAGAACATGAAACACATCAGGATAAAGCTGATGAATAGAATAACACTTACTATAGACATGGTGTCACCTCCTTATGAATAGTTGTCATTGTACTTATTGCGGAGGTATTCCCTGTACTTTTGTTCAGCGAACTTGTAACCACCACTATAACCGAACCAGTACCCGATAAACCAAACCACAAAAAGCAGGCTCCAGTCATACATGATGTTACCCTCCGGTTATCCTATGATTCTCTTATTGAACTCAAGGGCCTCAATGCAGCCATCCTCTCCCTTAAGGAGCGTGGCGGTTGCTGCAACTAAACCACAGAACACAAACATAACAAAGACTAGTACGGAACCTACAAGACGAATTAAGGTCTCCTTAATGTATCTCATATCAAGTATTCTCCTTTACAAAGGACTCCCACTCATACATTGAGATGTCCCTGCGTGGTTTATCAGTGAATATAGAAAAAGACATGGATGTATTATCTTCAACAAATTCATAAGGTAACACCCATATCCTACCCTCGTAAGCCATGGCTAGTACATCAAAATCTCCTTTCTTGTATAACATACGACCACAACCACCTAGTCGTATCTGGATAAAAGGGAATCCATTAGCTGAACTTTTTGTAGCCTTCTTTACCTGAACCTTCAACACTCCCTTTCCAGTTACAAGAATCATATCAACTTTTGATTGTGTAGCTAGTGGCATGAATACCTCAAAGCCAGCCTCAGCTGCTTTGTACGCTACGTATAGCTCAGCTGAAAATCCACTTATGTGTTGTTGATTATTAAGCATCAATGGGTACTCTTCCAGTTCTCACCAATCTTTCCATCGGTATCCAACTGGCATTTGAAGTTGAAGAACTCCTGAGCTTCCCTCATGGAGTCCTGAGCAATCTTGAGAATATCCTCTGCAACCTTACGGCTATGAGCCGCTACCTGAATCTCATCCAATCTCTGTATTCTCCTATTCCTAGGAGTGTCGGACTATATCATAACGGTATGTGGTCTACCGTTCCCCGCGCTTCGAGCAGATGAGGAATCTCACCTTCACCGCCCTACTCCTTTCGGATAGTCTCTACACCTTCAAATAAGCAATTGCTTATGAGCTTGGCTCGGTATTGCCCGTTCTGGGTTTCACCGAATTCACGGGGTTTAACGTGCACAATGAGGTTTATGCACCCACGCCATAAAAGCGAAGTCACCGTCCCAGCCATGTTTGTAGCCAGCACGGATAAGGTTCTGTTCGACAAGACACACCCACTTCTTACAAATGAGTGCACCTGCGGACTGCAACAGGGTATTGAGGGCGGCATGAGGACTGCGGATATGCAGAGGCCGTCCGTCCAGACCAACAAGACAACGAGTGATGTCCAGTTTGTTGTTGTCACGGTGATAGCGTTTCTTCCAGACCACCTTCTGGGTATCACCTTCCCAATAGGCTTCCTCAATGAGCGTTGTTTCAATGGCCTTCTTGAGCTTGGCGAGTGCTGGGGTCTTCTTGAGGAAGTGGGTCTTCAGACGCTTACCATCAGCAGCATTTCCATTTATGATGGAGCCTATTTTTTCATCTCCGGCTCCGTACCCTTTGTGTTCAGGGAGGTTCGTTACTTCTCCCCCGGGACGAACCCAGCTACATGTCACCATGTAGAGCAGACTATATCTTCTTCCATGTCTCAGGAAGTCATGCGCTTCGGGACACTTGCCCCTACTCCATCTCTGGATAGTCGTTACACCTTCAAATAAGCAATTGCTTATGAGCTTGGCACGGTATTGTCTCAAAATGTGAGAGTTCCACCGTTTTCACATGATTCTACTGTATACGTTACCGTATAAGCACCCATAAAAGTTTAGGTAGGCATAAATGAATCGCTTTGCGTCGTTACGCATTGGGAGACCAGCAGCTAACTGGTTTGCTGTGTGAATATCACCGTTCAGAATCTCGTGGGCATAGGCTCCATTGTCGTATGGATACATGAAATGAGCCAGACAACGGAGCTCAAGCCCGCTGGCATCCACACCAACCTGTAGCCAACCTTCAGGTGCCCTAAAGAGCTCACGGCATTCTGGGCCGTATGGACTACCACAGGACGGAACCTGAGCAACATTGGGGAAACTATGGGTAGCACGCCCGGTCACTGCACCATTCGGATTTACTGAACCGTGCATCCGCCCGTCAGACCCCACCATCTTCAACCATGCCATGTCACCCTCAGCCAGTTGTCCGATACGTTTGGTCAGCATAAGGTACTCTGCCACGAGCTTACCCTCGGGGAACTCAAGGTTCTCAAGAGTCGTTTCATCAACCTTAGGTTGCCCTGTGGGGGTCATTTCGGTCGGCTTCCAGCCCAGCAGTTGTAGACAACGGGCAATATGGGTACGACTGGACGGATTGAAGGTAACCAGTTCAATCTTTGTCATCGGACAACCAGCCACATAGCCCATACGCTTGTTGTCCTTCTTTGGTGTGAACTCTCCTTTGCTGGAATACCAGCTACCAAAGGTCTTTACGAGTTTCTCTTCCAGTTCCTGTCTCTTCTCAGCCAACACCGCATACAGCTTGACTGCCTTCTCGCTGTCAAAGGGGAAACCGTTGCGCTCCTGTTTTGCCATGAGCCAAGCTATGTCATGCTCAAGCTGAATGGCTGTCTCCGGATAACCTTTGTTGAGGAGCTTGTCGAACAACAGACGAGTGACCTCTATGTCCTGTTTGCAGTACTCCAGCATCTCAGGACTGTAAGCATCCCAAGCATTCTCTTGTTCACCATAGGTTCCCTTGAGGACACCCAAACGGTAGCCATAGGCTTTCAGACTGTGAGACCCGAAGAGCTTACCGGGGAGGCGACCAGCCCGCATAAGGCGATTGTCGGTATCCCCGATGTTGGCATAGATGAGACGTGCGAGAACCAATGTGTCCAGACAACTGTCACGCCAATCGGAGATGAGGTCTTTATTTGTCAGTTTGGAAAGTGCGGGGATGTCATACTTGATGCCGTTGTGAAACACGAGCTTGTAGCCGTCCAGTACCTTCGAATTGAGGAACTCGACATAGTCGTTGAGGTTCTGAACGAACGGTGTCCATTCCTCAGTGTCTTTGTCGTATGTCCATGCACAATGGAATTTACTGACTGTATCTAGCAGCCCGTCTGTTTCGATGTCTGAGATTATGTATTTGTTCATTTGCCTTGTCTCCAAGTTAGGTTTGGCTTCCCCCGTCTATCTGGAGGAAGCCGTTTGTCTGTCTCTCTGGTATGGTGGGTTTTATTACTCTATCTTGTGGTACATCCGTCTGTTGTGTTCTTTCTGGCGTGCCTCACTAAAGCTGGAAACACGCTTGAGATAACCAATCACACGGGTAGCATGGTCTACATTACTGGAGCCACACTTCACACAGTGGTCGTTTGTCTCCTTTCCAATGAAGCCGCATTCGTTGCAGATAGTAGTAAGGACATTCGTGCAGAAGTAGTTACAACCGACAACAGCAGCCACACGGATGAGGTGCAGTGCCTGACTGTACGAAGGGAGTTCCTCAAGGTTGAGATGCAAAGCGGAACCACCATCGAGGTTAGACAGTACATCCCGATTGTACATCATCAGCTTGTCGATAACGGTGATGTACTCGTCCTCCACGGGGTAGAAGTAGGAGTTGTAGCAATCACGGGGAACCTTAAGTCCATCCTTTTTGTCCCACGTTGCAAACTTGACACCCAAGGACTCCGCAGGGACGAACTCGGTATTGACCAACAGTCCAGTCTTCTCACGGAACGCCTTGTTCTGTGCCTTGATGACCCTAAGGGTATCACTAAGGAACTTCATGTACTCCCCATTGAAGTTGGGTTTGTAACCGAGGAACTCAGCAGCTTCCACACCACCAGCAATGCCGACAGTGATGTACTGACGCTTGATGTCAATGAATCCTGCATCGTACACCGGGAGCATACCAGCTTTGATGTTATCCACTACCAACGTCTGGTAGGCGTGTAGGAAATACTGAATGTATTGGACATGCTTCGTGAGGACAGTATAGAAGTCTTCATTCAAAGGGGCAGCGTATCGCTGGAAGAACCTGTTCAGGTTGAGGGTCATCACCTTCACGGAACCACCACCAACACCACCAGCACCCAAGGAGTAACTAAAGGTGTTGTCGGTCATCTCGTTGCGGAGACGACAACAACTGGACAGGCTGTCCGCATTGTCAGACTGGTAGATGAAGAAGGAATTACCCTCAGACATCTGTTGAGCCAGCATGTTGACAAACGCTGGGTCTTTATGGTTCCCTTCGGAATCATGCAGAACAGCCGCAGTCACCACGGGGAACGTCAGTTCAGCGCGGGTACGTTCCTTATTGAACCAGTTCATGAATTCATCCTGTAACCAGCTGATACTATCCCAGTCCGGTTTCGTCCCATCAGGGAAGTAGAAGTCCTTGAACATGGATTCAAAGTAGAACTTGTCGAATACTGAGATGTTCCAGAATACCGACTGATAACCACGGGCCGCAGCGGGCTGATTCAGACTATGAACAACCTGTTGGAACTTGGCACACATGGAGTCATGATGCCATTTCTGGTAGTTATCATCCCACGACTTGCGGGCAAAGTAGTCAAAGTACATCAGGAACTCGACAGTCGCCACAGCACCAGCAAACTGGGCAGAGATAGCGTATACCATGTTGATGAAGGAACCACAGAACGACTCAATGTTCTTGGGGGCATCCACATCAAGACCGAGTTTTCGGAGACCGTCCAGCAACATGGGATACATGGAGATGGACACGCAATAGGGCATCAGACTGGTTTCGTCGTGGGTGTACATAAGGTGGTCATTAGTGAACAGCTTGTAGACATCAGCCACTTCTTCACCATACATGTCTTCAATGCGCTTGGAGAGGACTGCACGGTTTATCTGAATGTTGAAGTCCTTATGAATCTCAGCGGCAAGCGTAGAGAGATTCTTACGGGACACATTGGCATTACTGTCCAACGTAGACCCAGTAGCTGCGTTGGAGGCTGACTTATAGTAATCCATGAATTGAATCTTCTGAGCAATCTGCTCCGGGGTCAGTTTTACAAACACGGTTCTTTCCTCCTAAATCTTTTTGTTATGTCTATCTTTAGTTCACCTCGATTTACAACATACATCCGCTGGTTGGTGGTGGGAGACGTAAGGGGGCCCGCTTCTCTGTCGTAATGTCCAACCTTGATGTAATCCAAGTGGGGCAGCAGGTCTCCCAAGGTAGATGTGTCGTCCAGCCCGGTATACAGGCAGGTCTTTAGGTTGGAACTCTGGACAGCAATAAGGAGTTCCTTGAGGCACTCAGATTCCCACTCACCGCCAAGGAAGACCACGCACGTAATGTATTTTCCAACTCTGTGGAGAAGCTCCAACAGGCTAGTGAGTGTAAAAGGCTCTCCCCTCGTGTTGTCCCAAAGGTGGGAGCTGTGACACCCCATGCACCTGTTGGGACACCCTGAGAACATGATGACCAATGAGGTCTCATCAGGCACTTCACTGAACGTTATAGGGATGTGCCCATCTGCTCTAAGCATCCTCGTAGTCCCCCCATACCTTAGAGAAGTCAGCCTTCTTGAAGGTATCAGGTTTGAGAATCTTTCCGTCTTCACGACGAATGAACGTACCGTCTTCCTTGTACTTGGACAGGAGCTCCCGGTCGAGCTCATCCCAGAAGGGTTTCAGAGGCATACCGAGGGCCTCAGCAGAAGCCTTAGCGTAACCATAGGCCACTACGATAAGGTCTAGGGATTCTTTTATACATTCAAGAAAAGTACCAGAGTAATGAGCCACAGACAGTTCTCTGTACTCCTCGTTAATGAGGGTCATGTACAGACGCTGCATTCCGTAAACATCACGAAGCTGTCCAGAATCTTCATGGAACTTGTCAATAACAGTGGTATCAATTTGAGACATAGTATCCTCCAATTGTTAGATGGTGTCAGGTTCTGATTTGTACGGATGGAAACGCTGGAACGTAGGCTGGCGGAGCTTGAGATACGTGGACGGCTTGTACTTCACAGTAGCAATGCATCCAATGATGGGTGCAGGGTCTTCGAACAAGAGCCGTCTTTGGTCATGAGGCATCTTACCAGCACCGACAAAGTAGTGAATACCAGCACCATCAACACACTCAAGGCTACCTACCATCCCCTTAGGTTGCTTGGTTTTGATGTCTATAGCTTCAACAACATCAACTACCTTAAGGTCGACCGTAGGCTCCGGCACGATACGCTGGAGACCACGAGAACGCTTGCCTTGCTTGTAGACAGAGTCGGGGCCGTCCATAGAGCGAATCACCCAGCCTTCAAACAGGGAGCCAGTTCGTCCAGCGTTGTTTGCCCACGTCTTTACATTCTTCATTACACCCTCAAGGTCAGCAGGACTCTCACAGGCATACTGGAGCATGAGCTTGACAGAGGTAGACAAGTAGAAGAACTCCTGTCGTACCTCAACGAGAGCATTGAGTCGGCGCTCGAACTCCCAGTTATCCGTGCAGTTCCCGAGTTCATCACACCTAAAGTAGTCGTACAACATGAGCTCAAGCTCAGGACTGCAATCCGTCTGACGAACAAGGCCGGATGTCTCCTCAAAGGTAGCATTGGGCTTCACCAGCTCACCCACAAAAGCACACTGATATAGGTCAGTGTTTCCGAATTGTTCAAGGATATGGTCGATGGACATGACAGGCTTACCCTGTCTGGTGACTGCCTTCCAGCCTTTTGAAGTCCAGAATATCTTCACAGGGACACCATCCATCTTCTCAGAAACATAGACGGGAAAGGTGGTCTTGTCGATGTCGAAGTTGGTAGCAAGCATGATAGTAGCGGACATGAGGGTCTCTCCTCTAGAAGGTATTGAGTTCATCAAAGGCTTCAGCCAAGTCAGACACACGGGAATCATAGAGACGGCCAGTGTCTCTGTCGTAGTGCAGAGAGCCAGTCAGACCACTATCCCCGGAATATCTGTTCTTAAGTATGCGAATGTTTATAGTGTTTGGATTGTCTCCCTGTTGGTTACGCTCAAGGCCAATCACCATGTCAGACAATTGGGCAATCGCATGGGAGCCACGGAGTTGAGACAGGCTGGTGCATCCACCTTCTTCATGGGACTGTCCTTTGTCCACACGTTTCAGATGGCTGACAACGAATAGTGCTATCCCGGTTTCTTCAACCAGTTGCCGCAGATTCGTCATCAGTTTGTCTATCGCCTTACGTTCGTCCGCTTCATCCAATCCAGAAATAGCAATACTGATATGATCAAGGAAAAGATAATGGCAATCGAGAGCCACAGCCATATAACGTAGCTTAGCCAGTAGATTATCTCCATCAAGACTCCCAAAATGGTCGTACAGAAAGTAATTCCCATTACCGATTGTGCGATAATAGAGAGCTTCTTTCTCCGCACGAGTCACGGTATCACCTGTGATACACAGGCGCTTGTTAGCTTCAATAGACATCAGCTCCAGTCCAGTCTTCTTTGTGGACTCCTCAAGAGCAATAATGCCACACTTCTTACCCTTTGTGACACCTATGTAGTACTCAAGCTCCCTGATGAAGGTCGACTTGCCTGTGCCCGAGCCAGCGGTCAGCATAACAAGCTCACCCTGTCGGATACCATAGGTCTTCGTGTTAAGGCACTCCCAAGGGTACGGAAGGCTGTCCTTGAGAACCTCTTCCTCGACACACTTTTCAAACAGGCTGTCACCGGACACAATACCGTCTGGACGATATACCGTTGCTTGCCATATGGCCTCAATGATGGCCTGTGTCTTACCGTTCAGGAGACACTCATTGGCATCCTTGAGGGGCAATGTGGCAATCTTGCAGCGACCGGGGGGCAACAGGGGAGCACACTTCTCAATTGCTTCCCGGCCGGGCTTGTCCATGTCAAACATAAGGATTACCTCATCGAAGTTGCTGAGGTACTCCGTGTTGGCTGCAATGGTCTTATGTGCACCTTGGGCCCCATTGGGTAAACTGACCACTGGCCATTTGTTTCCCTGCACCTGAGAGACCGATAGGGCATCAACCTCACCCTCAGTGATAACGATTTTCTTACCGTTAGACCACAGGTGTGAGCCGAACAAGGTCGTCCCAAGGTGTCCCATTACGGAGAACTCCTTGTCCTTGAATCGAAGTTTCTGTCCGATGATGTTACGGGCTTGGTCATAGTAGCAGGCTACTTGGCATAGCTTACCGTTTACCGTGGCACTATAGTAGCCGAACTTCTCACACGTTTCTTTGTTGATGCCGCGTGCGGAAAGGGCTTGGATAGACATATCAGTTGGTGAGATGCAATCGCGGGCCATTTTTCTTTCCTTTTTTGTTTGAATGTTATCATCATCCCCCTTTGAGTAGACGGTCTTCCCGCAGGCGAAACAATGTTCGTGGTCGGTATACACAGCGTTCGCATCACTGGAGCCACAGTGTGGACAAGAGGTGTGTTTTATAAATACACTTTCAGATTCAGGCATAACGTACTACCCATCCCTTATGCTGTGACCGTTTACCCTGAGCAACTTCGGTCATACTACTACGGCTAAGACCACGTTCACGACAGAACTTACGAAGATTGAATATCTCAACAACTTCGCCACTTTCATGGGTTGCTATATAATGCTTTGCACAAGAGTATTCAGCGTTGTATTGCCTAGTACATATTTCAAGATTATCAAGGGTGTTATTGCTTTTATCTTCATCCTTGTGGTTTACTTCAAGACCTTTAGGTATAGCACCAATGAATGCTTCTACTACAAGCCTATGAATGCATTTTAGCTTGTATCTCCTATTTTTACATAAAGATACGCGTTTATAACCATGCCCCTCATCATAGTGTTTCCTAATCAAACCAGTCTTTACCGACTTCACTCGGCCTAAAGAGGACACCACGTAGAGTCCTTCATAACCAAGTACGTCTTTCCATATCTCCATGATGTCCTCCCTCTGTTCTGGTATAGTGGTTTTATCGCCGCAATCTTAGCAACTGTCCGGGAACAATGACATCCGGGTTCTTAAGACCATTGATGTCGATAAGTTCCTGCACGGTAACACCCGTCTTACGGGAGATGCCATAGAGGGTATCGCCAGTGGCAACGGTGTAGACATGAACGGGGGTGGGGTCAGGTACGAATCCACTGTACCACTCAGCGACATTGAAGCACGGACATGCCTTGTTGACACCGGGTACATCGCAGTGTCCAATGACCTTTGCGTCTGGGTAGTGGTCTTCCTTAAGCCATTCAATGAGCTCCTTAAGGGAAGACATCTGGTGAGCCGTGAAGTTGTTGGTGGGCTTGCCGTTCTTGGTGAGGCCCCCAATGAGGCAGATACCAATCGAACAGTCATTATAGCCGGACACGTGGGAACCAAGGTCATCAATGCCCCGTCCGTTCTGAATGGTTCCGTCTGTACGGATGACAAAGTGGTAGCCAATACCAAGCCAGCCGTTGGAACGGTGGACACGGTCTATGAACTTCCAGTCGTATTCCTGTTTGTTCTGGGAGGCCGAGCAATGGACGATAATGTAGTCTGTCCTGTTGCGCTTCCGGTATTTACCAAAGGTCTGATGTTCGTCGATGTGTGGTTTCGTCATATTACTTTTGTCCCTTCATAATAAGTTTGTGCTCCTTGTAGGTTACTTCTTAGGTTTCAGACAATCATGAATAGGTTTCTTGGGCTCCCTGAACCACTCCTTAGGAATGTCCTTGTCTGCCCAGATAATATCGTACTTATCACAGAACATACCGTAGGTTGTCTTACTGCCCTTGTAGATTTTGAGGTTGGCATTCTGAAACACAATGCGGACATCAAGGTCTGGATGTTGCTCACGAATCAAGACGTGCTTCTTTCGGTCTGCAAGGTCAAACAGGCCCTTGAGTTCCACAAGGATACCATTGGGTAGCATGAGGTCAGGCGTATAGGTGCGCAAGGAAGCGGGGATGGTGTAGTTGAGACAATATGCCTCGTACTCCACCGGAATCCCCCCCTTGCGCAAACCTTCAATCAGTCTGAGCTCAAAACCTGAACGGTACTTGTACTGTTTCGTGCCGTTCCAGCGTGGTTTTGCCATATAGACAGCGCGCCTTGTTTAGAAGTCACTGGCGGTGTCGTCAGCGCCAAACGGGTCAGACATGGGCTGGGTATCTGCCGTATATCCTTCTTCTTCTGTGAAGCCATACTTGCTGGCATCCCCACCATCGTTGAACGCCCGCAAATCAATCACCTGCACGGCCTTGATGCGGTAGCTGACACCCATCATCTTGGTAGACGCCATGTAATACGGAATCGGCTGGAAGTTGACACGAATGGTCGAGCCGCCCCCAATCTTGTCGAAAATAGGCGTGTTCTTGGCATCAAACAGAGGGATTTTGGTGTCGACCGTCTGGCCTTCACGGGTCGTAATGCGGGCCTTGGCCTTCATCTTGAGGGTGATAGTGCCATCCTCGTTTTCATCAAAGAGGTCGGCTTCAATGAACTTCTTCCCCTTGTTGCGGGGGTCAGACTGCCATTCAGCAATGAAGTCTTCGCGAATCTGTTCCATATTGGTAAGCATGGTGCGGACTTCGGGGGTGTCCTCAAGGATGAGGTTGGTTTTGTAGTCTCCATCGGGATTGAACTTGGTATCAGGCTCATTGAGCCACGGATACTGAGCGATACCCTTGGGAGTGGTGACAGTGACAGGCTTCTTGAAGTTGGACATAGTGGTCTCCTTTGTGTGTGTTGGTTAGAGGTTTCATGTTCGGGTCTGGTAAGGTGGGTTTTATTCGTTGTTTTCAGAATCTACCAGTTTCATTGAACTTTTTAAGCCACTCGGTATACTGCATCATTTTCTCATAGTCTTTGGTGATGGACTCTCCCTCTTTCAAACCTTGGCGCATGGCGTACTTGATAATATTACCTTTGAGGAATCCTCGCATCTCCTCAGGCGTGAATGTGGCCTGCATGAGCTCAATAGGTTGGACGTTGAGGCTGTTGTAGTGCTGTTGGTTTGCAGCAAGGCCGCTACTGTTGGACATAAGGTCTCCTCCTCTGTGTGTGTTTGGTTCCATATGGTCTTTTTTGAGCCATAAAGGGGTCTCTGAGGCGTTTAACGCCTAAATGTGACCCATAGGCCATGTTAGGTCAAAACAGGGCCTTAAAACGGAAATAGACAGGCTTTGGAGAAGATGGTCTATTTTCCGTGTTCGGGTCTGGTAAGGTGGGTTTTATTCGTCATTTCACATAAGACACTGGAACAACAGACAAAAAGAGACCCTTGTCACGATGAACAAGGGCCTTAAAGGTGTCTTTGAGTCTGCCTATGAGAAGGCATAGAGGGAATGCTTTACGTTTTCGAGCTCAAGGCTGCCTATCGTGGGAATTGGGGGGAGCTGGTTGTCTTCATCAAGCTGGCTGTTGCATTGAGCGCGGAAGTCCTCAAGTACGTTGTTATTGGTGTACATGTCCACAAAGACTTCACGAACACCGTCGAACATGGTTTGAGCGTTCCCAGCATGGCACCCATAGGAATCATGAATCATGGCAAAGGCGTTGATACCAGCATCATGACAGTGATTCACAGTCAACATGAGGTGGCTAGCGTCCATGCTATGGACAAAATTCGGGGCAATACCGGAACGTTGCTTGTGATAGTCGAGTTTCTCACTTTCCATGTTAACGTTGATGGTAAGGCGACTCTGACCAGTTCCCGGTTTGTTGTCTATCAGACGACAGGAACCGTTGAGAACAGTGTCAATCCGCTTTATTTCCGTGATGGTGTACTTCTGGCGAATCGGGAAACCTGCGGGCGTGAACCAAGTCACCGGAAGATTCTCCCCCTTGCTGTCCTTAGCCGAAGCCAGTGCCCCCGCTGCTGTCTGAAGCCATTTCATGGCCTCACAAGCCTTGACAACAACACCTTGAACAGAGTTCCAAACCAGCTTGGCAAGGTAACGACTAGCCTTGTTAGGGAATGTGAACGTACCGGGATTGAGTTCATTCGCAGGTTGGACAGTATCTTCCAGAATCTGGTCGCCAAAGCCGTATTCCTTGGAGCCATAGGCGAGTGTCATAACGGAACGCTTTACGACACTACGGGTCACTCCATAGGCCAGCCATTCATTGGCGTATGCCTTGGTTCCGGCATCATGGACAACGATAATCTCCCCTGTCTTCTTGTCCTTCTTTTCAGTGTCAGCCGGGCCTGTGCCGTTGATAGCATCTTCTTTGACCTGAGCAAGTACCTTGTCCGCTACCATACGATAGACGTCTTGAACAGTGTCGTGAGGGACAAGATTTACAGCGTTGCCCCCAATTTCATCCCGCAACATGGCGGAGAAGTGCTGAAGACCGGAGCATGAGCCATCAAACGCAACAGGCAGATAAGACAGGAAAGTGTTGGATTTGCCAGACAAAATGTACTGGTTCCATTCCATACAGAAAGCAAGGAATTGGAAAGGTTCATCGGCGGTCGTCCATCTAAGGTCATCCAGAGGATTGTTTGCAATCGCCTGAATCAAAGTCGTATTGTTGTTGACCCATTCCACACGTTCAGCCGCGGGTTTCTTATCCAGTCCATAGAGGTTAGCACCGTGATAGGCCAGCCAGTAGGCGCCATGCTCACCTAAGGCCCGACCTTCGGAGAACCTGAGGGTAGCCTTCATGAAGTCATCCCCTTGTGGATGCAGGTTTGTTACCGGATAGACACGACCACGAAAGTCAACATTATGGGGAAAGTATATAGCCTTGTCGTTGCGATATTTTTCGGCGGTCGATAGAATTGTGTCAAACCGGAGTCGACGACTACGGCGCTTGTTGTCCATCTGGTACCATGTATGCGTGGCCTTTTTCCATGCCTTATGCTCTTCTTCGGTAGCATCAACGGGACGGATAGGCTTTTCACTGGGGAACTTTGAAGGTAAGTCGAGAACATCCGGGATATTCGTCCAGTTCATAATGTCTTGCATGACGTCCAATACAGGCGTGTTGATTGCCCATGCGGTCGACTGAATGGCATTGACAGCCTTGTAGACGTTAGGCATGTCTACTTGGGCATAGACCTGACGAATGTCCTTCATGCGACTACGAACAAACTTAAGGGGCCGCTTGACCTGCATGTAGTATCCGCCCCCGGTAATATCAGTCCAAGGCTTGGGTTCAATGACCATTGGAAGGTTGATGGACATGGCATCCGCAACCTCAACGTCCCTTGAGTCAATCAAGGTGACTACCTTGTCAGCTAGGACAACACGATGAACGAGTTCAAGACCGCCAGAGCGTTCCGTCTTGATATGAACCATGCCAGTTGATTCAGACACGAGTTCAATCAGTTTTGCGCCGATGTTGACCTTTTCGACATTCGTCCACGGTGTCCATTTTCCGATGTTGCCGTTCTCGGTTTCCCTGTCTTCGATACGCCGAAGGAATGCGGTCTGAAAATGGAGCGCAACACGCTTTGATAGGCTTTCCTCAACTGCCTTGCGTTCCTTTTTGGTGAAGGTGTTCATAAGACGGGAAAAACGAACCTCAGACTCAAGAGAATTTCCCAATGTCTTGGCACAGGACACAAGCGTGGTAGATAGAGGATTCATGAGGGACTCAGACAGGATAACCTTAAGGGACATGTAGGCTATAGTTTCCACACTCATGTCCTTCACGAGTGCTGCGGCCTTATGGCGCTTGCCCGGCGTGCCGTTATTGACCTTATCGAACCAGTTATTCAGACCGTCTATCACCATAGGCATGGCCGTGGTCAGGAATCCCTTGGCTGCGCCTACATTCGCCCCGTTTCCCTTCACTCGTTCTTGTTCGACCTTGTTCATGTATCGAATCTTACCCAGTGTCTGGCCTTCCATTTCTAGGTCGAGTTGTCTATTTACGGCATCGGCCCCGTATCGGTTTACAAGGTCGTTGTATTCGGTATCTATCATATTAGATGGAATTAGGTTCAAGGTAGTGGTCATGATCTTATTCCCCCTTTTTCATGGAGTAGGGTAGGTTGGTTGAAGTAGTAGGATTATGAGGATGATGTTCTACTATTTCTCTCCTCTCTCTCCTGTCTTTCTCACCTTTGGTTCACCTTTGGTTATCCTCAGGTTCCCTCAGTCTTTTCTTTTTTTTCTCTGTCTCCCTTCAGGGGTTCCCCCTCTAGTAATGTGGGTTTTATTAATGTGAATGTTGAGAAGTATTTACAGCGATATTTTAACATTGAAATTGGCACGCTTTTTGTATATGATTTTTATTGATTTGCGCGTGGGTTCTAGTAATGTGGGTTTTATCCGTATATAACGTTTTAGGGCCTCTGTAAGCGTCTATTTTCCAAAATATGACCTATGACTCATGATTTTGATTTAAACACCTCAGAGGCCCCTTTACGGCCCAAAAAAGGGCATATGAAACAAGTCTAAATGAACTCACTAAGGTCAACGTTGAAGGTAGCAATATACGAATGACGATAGCAGAGGTTGCCACGGCGGTTGCGGTATGAAGTTGTAAGGAAACAACAAGGATTATTAGCCTGACGTTCCAAGCCTTCATAGGCAAACCTACTGATGCGGCGATTGTTCAGCATGTAACGGAAAGTGCCATAGTTATCAGCGTAGCGGGTCAGTGTTGCCGTGATGTACAGAGTGTTAGACATGGTGTACTCCTCAGGTGTGTTAGGTGTTTATAGGTCTTGGTTTGACAGTAGGAACGTGTCCTACTGTCTATCAAAACCTAGTGCTTTATAAAAAGGACATGCTTGTTATGCATACAATGCGTGCAGGTATCACCACAGCGATGGAGTTCTCCATTGAGATGCGGATTCCGGTATGGGCAAACATAAACACCTGTTTCCTTGGCGATCTCAAAGGCTTCTTCGAAGGGAGCAAAATTGACACGACCGTCCGGCAGGATGGATTCTACCAGGTTGACATTGTGATGACCAGTGAGTCCCGAGAAGTCCAGAATGTGGGACACCTTGGTGTAGAAATAGAACTGAATATCCTGACGGATGTTGTTCACGTCCCGGACGATGGAGTCCCACAAGGTGATGTATTGCTGACTAAAGAAGTCACCGGACGCATGCATCCGGACATACCAGCGCCTGTTGTCGGTACGCTTGGGAAGATTGGCGACTTGCACGACGATGGTGTTCATGAGCTGGTACGGCGTATGGATAGCCATGAACCAGTTAATCATACGCTTGTTATAGGTATTCTTATAGAGACGCTGGGACTTCATAGCGTAACAGGTAGCCGCGCAATCTGCACAATTCATGCAGGTATGGATAGCTGGAAGGTCGAAGATCAGGATATTGTCTGCAAGCTTGGAGTTTCCAGCAACCAACGGTGCAGATGTGAACCTATCCAAGACAGGTATCCAGTGATCGAGGGTACGCGTGGGATTGAGTGAGGCATGAACAGTGTTCTGGAAGAATCCAACGGAAGGTGTAAAGGACTTGCGCATGGTGATAACCTCAAGTGTGCTATAGTTTGTTGAGATGTAATAGCCTTCCCATTTAATGGTAGGAACAAACTAGCTCCTACCATCTTTGAGTCGATATTACAGGTTATTTATTTCCGAAACCATGCGTGATGCTATGGTCTTGGTGAGGCACACAATGTCAGACTTGGAGTAGACAAGGGACGTGCCAGTTGGGTGACCGTTGGCGATCGTCAGGTTCCGCAGGGTCTCCCTGTCAAGCCTAATGCTGTCCCAACGAGACAGCTTAATGTCATTCATGTAGGGGTCACGGCTGGCCATGAGGTCAGACATAGGGATGACCCTAAGGATAGCATTGCGGACAGCGGGACTATCGAACTGGCCATAATATTCAGCGTGGGAACAACGGTTAGACATGTAATCATTGCGGGTAAAACGGACAGAGACGGAATTGATGGAATTGGTGATGTTCGACATGGTATGCTCCATTTAGTTAGAGGTGTGTTACTGTTAAAACAAGTTCTAGGCGTCTTCCGGAAACTTGTCAACTACTTTTTCATGTTCATCATCTTTTTTTTATCTAATCCCTTCCATATCCATTTTAAGGCCCTATTTCTGTCCAACATGGGTCATAGGTCATCTTTTGTCTTTGAACGCCTGAGAGACCCATTTACGGCCCAAAAAAAGGCATATGAAGGGAAAGATGTAGGTCATGGTCATAGGTTCAAGACAGCACGCTAACCTTAAGTTAACCTTAAGTGTGGGGCTGGCGGTCATCCCGTGGTCATCCCGTGGTCATCCCGTGGTCATCCCGTGGTCATCCCGTGGTCATCCCGTGGTCATCCCGTGGTCATCCCGTGGTCATCCCGTGGTCATCCCGT